TCATATTTATAATAAAATGCGTTACATCGAAACTATATTTATCTCATTATATAGCTATATTAAAATTCTTCCGTTTTTCAACGTATTTACAACAGTTGTATTCACTCTATGTATAATCCCAAATTTAAAGACTCTATGGCAAGTAAACCCCATACGGACGATGTTTATCGTCCTAAGAGAATTCCTAAAAACCCAATTAAGTTCAAACTCCAACTTAATGACGAACAAAAAGACGCTAAAAAACACATCCTGGAAAATACAATTACCCTCCTGGGAGGGGGTGCAGGTAGTGGAAAAACATTACTTGCATGTAATGTTGCATTAGATGGATTGTTACGAAGACAATATGATAAAATTATAATTACCAGACCTACTGTATCAAAAGAAGAAATAGGTTTTTTACCTGGTGATTTAAGGGAAAAAATGGATCCCTGGGTTCAACCTATATACCAAAATTTCTTTCAATTATATGATAAAGTAAAAATAGAAAAACTTATAGAAGATGATAAAATAGAAATTGTACCTGTATCATTTATGAGAGGTAGAACTTTTTTAGATTCAATGATAATAGTAGATGAAGCACAAAATGTAACTCATGAACAAATGGAAATGATTACTTCTCGTATTGGTTTAAGAAGTAAAATGATGATATGTGGGGATGCCCATCAAACAGATTTAAAAAAGAAATCAGATTCTGGATTTAAATTTCTCTATTCAGCCGCCAGAAGAATTAAAAATTTAGAAGCTATTACTTTAAAAACTAACCATAGAAATGAAATTGTTGAAGATTTATTAAATTATTATAATGAAGCAGTTGATAGAGGCGTAAGTATTACTACTTCTGGTTCATATATTTATAATGGTACTAAATAATTTCATATTTATAAATAAAATATAAACATATGAATATTCCTATATATGATGGTTGTCCAATTTGGGACCCAAAATCAGTACCCTTTGGATTTTATAGTAACCAGGAAGATTTTAGGGCTGACTCAGTTAAAGTAGCAAAATTTGTTGCTTCAAGACTAGGGTATCCTATAGTAGATGTTGAACTACAATCAGGTTCAATGTTTACAGCATTTGAAGAAGCAATTACTACGTATGGTAATGAATTATATGCATATAAAATTAGAGATAATCAATTATCATTAGAAGGTTTAACCACTGGTTCTTCATTAAATCAAGCTTTATTATCTCCTACATTTGAACCTATAGTTAGATTAACAGAAATGTATGGTGAAGAAGCAGGTTCAGGAGGTAATGTTCCTTACTATTCAGGTTCATTTGCCTTAACCTCTAGTGTACAAGATTATTCTTTTTCAACCTTTATGACAGCTAGTGGTTTTACTGGTTCGGAATATCAAAATGGTATAGAAGTAAAAAGAGTATTTTATGAACAAGCAGTTCCTGCATCTGCTCAATATCTTGATCCTTATACAGGTTTTGGTTTTGGAGGATCAATTGCAGCAGGTATAACTGGGTTAGGTGGATTCGGGGGTGGAACAGGATATTTAATGATGCCCCTAAGTTATGATATGCAAGTAATTCAAGCTATTGAGATGAACCAACAAGTTAGATGGAACCAATATAGCTTTGAAATTAAAAATGATCAATTAAGAATTTTCCCTATACCTAATTTTTCAGGAGTAACTGATGAAAATCAACCATGCCGAGTATGGTTTGAATATATTTTAAGAGATGAAAGAATAGCTACATCTGTACAACAAATGCCAGATAAAGTAACTAATGTTTCAAATGCTCCATTTGATAACCCTGATTATAATTTTATTAATTCAGTTGGTAGACAATGGATATTTGAATACACACTAGCTTTATGTAAAGAAGTATTAGGATATGTAAGAGGTAAATATGGTACAATTCCAATCCCTAATGCTGATGTTACATTAAACCAATCAGATTTAATAGCAGCGGCAACAGCAGAAAAAACAGCATTAATAGAAAGATTAAGAGCATATTTTGATGAAACTTCTAGAATGGCTGCTTTAGAAAGAAGAGCACAAGAAGGAGAATCAAAAATGCAAGAATTACAAAAAGTACCATACACAATATATATAGCATAATATGGCAATGTTTACTTCACAAAGAGATGTTTCATTATTAAGACATCTTAATAGAGAACTAATGGGTAATATAATTACTCAACAGTGTGCTATATATCAATTTAAATTAGAAGAAACTAAAGTAAATTTATATGGTGAAGCAGCAGAAGAAAAATATTATAATGGTCCATTCTTATTTAATGTATTAATAGATAGAGATGATGAAGCCTTTCCTGGAGGAGATTTTGAACTTATTGATGTTGCACAAAGTATTAATTTTTATTTCCTTAGAGATGATTTAATCAAAGGTAATATTGTACCTGAAGTAGGTGATATAATTTTATATCAAGAAGGTTATTATGGAGTACAAAGTACTATTGCTAACCAATATTGGGGCGGAAAAAACCCATCATACCCAAACAATGATTATGATGGAACCCCTAACCCACTAAATCCAGGATTAGAAAAATTTGGAGAAAGTGTTTCAATACTAGTTTCTACTTACTATATTCCAGCAGATAAAGTTAACATTTCACCTTATAAAGAAAGATTCTAATGGCGAAACCAAGAAAACCACAACCTAAATATCAGCTAACATTAAGTCAGCAAAAACAAACCCCCTTTCCAGGTATTGAAAATAGAGGTGGTCAGGTAAATCCTAATAATGTTAATGAATTAAAAAACACCCCTTCTAATTACGAAGAAACAGGTATTCCTTTTAATAGGTCTACTAAAATGAGCTTTAAAGAAGATAAGACAAAACAATATTCAGTTGGTATAAAGGATATTGATGAAGCTATATTTTATTATTTTAATAATCATATAAAACCCTTTGTATATCAAAATGGTTCTAGAAGAGATGTTCCTGTATTATATGGAGCTTCAGAAAGATGGAATCAATACCAAAAAGATGGTTCTTATAGAGACAAAAAAGGTGCTATAATGTTACCTATTATTGTAATTAAACGAAATAGTATTTCAAAAGATAGAACAGTAGCTAATAAACTAGATGCCAATCAACCTAATTTATATGGGACTTGGTCTAAACAATTTAGTTCTAAAAACTTCTATAGTAACTTCTCAACATTAAATAATAGAAAACCAGTAGAAAAATTTCATGTAGTAGCACAACCTGATTATGTAACATTAGAATATACTTGTTTAATCCAGACATATTATATGGAACAATTAAATAAAGTAATTGAGGCCTGTGAATACGCTTCAGATGCATATTGGGGAAATCCAGAAAGATTTCAATTTAGGGCATTTATAGACCAATTTACAACAGCTACTGAGCTAACTCAGGGGCAAAATAGATTAGTAAAAGGTGAATTTAACTTAAGATTACGAGGGTATATAATACCAGATACAATCCAAAAAGAATTAAATGCTACTAAAGTATATAATTCAAAGGCAAAAGTTGTTGTAACAACTGAGGCTGTTAGTGATTTAAAAGGTACAACTCATATAACCCAAAACCCTACTACAGATGGTCGTAGTAGAAATTAACTTTAAATCCCCTATTATATATTTATAATAAATTAAAATAAATAAAATGAAAAATAAAAAGTTATCAGAAAAAGAGTTGCAACCTTTAAAAGAATATCAAGAAAAAACTAATATAATTGTAGTAAGTTTGGGTAAGTTAGATTTACAAATTAATTCACTTGAAAATACTAAGAAAAATTTGATAAAAGAATATCAAGAATTAGAAACGTCTCAACAAAAAACAGCTTTAGAATTACAAGATAAATATGGAGAAGGTAATATTGATCTAGAAAGTGGAGAATTTACTCCAATAGTTTAATTTTTTGAGGATATTTCTAATATTTATAACAAAATAAATAACAATAAAACATAACAATGGCAGAAGCATTAATATCACCAGGTGTATTAGCACGCGAAAATGATCAATCATTCATTGGAAGTCGACCAATATCTTTTGGTGCGGCTATTATTGGACCAGCAGTAAAAGGTCCAGTTAATCTTCCAACAGCAGTTGGTTCTTATTCTCAATATGAAGCTATTTTTGGAGGGTCAGTAGAAAGCGGATCCCAATATTACACTTATTTAAACTCAATTGCAGCAAGAAATTATTTTGCTCAAGGGGGTGAATCACTTTTAGTAACAAGAGTAGTAACAGGATCATTTTCATCAGCACTTACTTCAGGAAGTCTAGCAGGTCCAAATAATTCAGGAATTACTACTGTAGGATTTACTGATACAGCAGATGCAGGATTCCAAAAAAGTGCATTTAGTTTAAAAACTATTTCAGAAGGAACAATAATGAATAACTGGGAATCAGCTGATGGTGGTAATGGGACATTAAATAAAGGTACCGCTGATAATGTTAGATGGGAAGTCGGATCTGTAAATACATCCTCAGGACAATTTTCATTATTCATCAGAAGAGGTAATGATACAGCAACACAAAAAGCAGTATTAGAAACATATAATAATTTATCAATGGATCCTACTGCAGCTAATTATGTAGCAAAAGCAATAGGTGATACTTATTATACTATAGAGGTGGATGGAACTGATTACTATGTAAAAACCAATGGTAGTTATCCTAATAGAAGTGCTTATGTTTATGTTAATAGTGTAATTACACCAACCCCACAATATTTTGATAATGATGGAAATGCTAAAGATGCATACACCGGAAGCCTACCAGCTGTAGGCTCAGGTTCATTTGTAGAGGGGACAGGTAATAATTTTGAAAATGGTGATGCTAAATTTAACGAAGCTATAACTGCAACAAATATACAAGGTATTAGCCCAGATGATTACACATCATCTATAAAATTACTAAGTAACAAAGATGATTACCAATTTAATGTAATATCAGCTCCGGGGTTAATAGGATCTTTACATGCACAAACAAGCCAATTGGTTTCTTTAGCACAAGGTAGAACAGATTGTATTTCAGTAATAGATTTAGTACCTTATAATAGTACTATAGGCACAGTAACCAACCAAGCAGCAGGATATGATACATCATACTCTGCGACATATTGGCCATGGTTACAAACAGTCGATGCAGGTACTGGACAAACAGTTTGGGCGCCAGCTTCAACGTATATTCCAGCAGTATACGCATTTACTGATTCATCTTCAGACCCATGGTTCGCACCTGCAGGTTTAATTAGAGGAGCTTTAGGAAGTGTAGTAAGAGCAGAAAGAAAATTAACATCTGGAAACAGAGATACATTATATGAAGCAAATGTTAACCCAATAGCTACATTCCCAGGAAGTGGAGTTGTAGTATTTGGTCAGAAAACATTACAGAAAAGAGCAAGTGCTTTAGATAGAGTAAATGTACGTAGATTATTAATCTCACTTAAGAGTTATATTACTCAAGTATCGGATAACTTAGTATTTGAACAAAATACAATTGCTACAAGAAATAATTTCTTAGCACAAGTAAATCCATACCTAGAATCAGTACAACAAAGACAAGGATTATATGCTTTCCAAGTTGTAATGGATGAGACAAATAACACACCAGACGTAATAGATAGAAATGAGCTAGTAGGACAAATTTACCTACAACCAACTAAAACAGCTGAATTTGTAATTTTAGATTTCAATGTTTTACCAACTGGAGCAACATTTCCTGAATAAAAAATAAAAATATAAATATTTATAATAAAATAAAACAATAAAATGGCAGTATTAGACCCAAACGAAATATTTTATACAGCATTTGAGCCAAAACAACAGAACAGATTTATCATGTATGTTGATGGGATTCCTTCATACCAAATTAAAGGTATGGGAGCTGTTTCATTAACACAAGGTACAGTTCAATTAAACCATATTAACGTTGCAAGATATGTTAAAGGTAAAACACTTTGGAATACGATACAAATGACATTATTTGATCCAATTACTCCATCAGGTGCACAAGCATGTATGGAATGGGTTAGATTACATCACGAATCAGTAACAGGTAGAGATGGATATAGTGATTTCTATAAGAAAGATTTAACTATGAACGTATTAGGACCTGTAGGTGATATCGTATCTGAATGGATTATTAAAGGTGCATTAATTACAGAAGCTAACTTCGGTGATTATAACTGGGATAATGAAAGTGCTGCTGTAGAATTACAGTTAACAGTTCAACCAGATTACTGTATTTTAAATTTCTAAAATATTTTTTACCCTTCCTTTTGAAAATTGCTTGGCTTCGGCCAAGCTTTTTTTTATATTACATAACAGTATTAAAAGGAATAGTTCTTTAAACATTTAAAAAGAACAAAATATGGAAAATTTAGAATTTATGTTAGGTGTCCTATCCACAGTAGGTGTATTCTTAGTAGGATACGCTTCGATAGGAGTGTTTAAGGTGAAAGTCAAAGTTAAAGATGTCATACAATCTGTAGATAATGCTTATCTAACTATGGATGAAATAGGCAAAGATTATCAGAAACAGATAAGTAGTGTAGAATTAGATTACCAAAATCAAATTGATGAAATTTATAGACAAATGGATTCAAGGTTTGATAAGTTTGAAAATAGAATAAATAAATAATAATAACCGTTTTAAGAACTTTCCTTTTTAATACTTATTAACGACAATAAAGTTATAACTAAATAAAATTTATATGAGTGAATTTAAATTCCCAACCGAAGAGGTTGAATTGCCTTCAAAAGGTCTAATCTATCCAAAAGATCATCCATTATCAAGTGGTAAAGTAGAAGTAAAATATATGACTGCTAAAGAAGAAGATATTTTGTCTAATCAAGCATACATTCAAAAAGGTGTAGTATTAGATAAATTATTAGATTCTGTGATTGTTTCAAAAAATGTAGATCATAGAGATTTAATTATTGGAGATAAAAATGCCGTATTAATTGCTACACGTATTTTGGGATATGGAAAAGAGTACAAATTTTCAAGAGATGGGAAGGAAATTACTGTAGATTTAAATGATTTTGAAAATGTTGATTTTGATGAAGAAAAAATAATTGATAATAAAAATGAATTTTCATTTAATTTACCATTTTCTAATACTGATATTACTTATAAATTATTAACTGGGAGAGATGAAAAGAAAATTGATGCCGAAATAAAAGGTATACAAAGAATTAATAAAGACGCAAACCCTGAGTTATCTACTAGATTAAAATTTATGATTTTATCAATTAATGGTGATACTGAGAAAAAAACAATTAGAGAATTTGTTGATAATTATTTATTAGCAAGAGATTCTAGAGCACTTAGAGATGAAATCAGATATACCCAACCAGATGTAGATTTGAGATACACTTTGGACTCAGGAGAGGAGGTAACAGTCCCTATTGGACTAAACTTTTTTTGGCCTGACCTCTAGTATTGCTCCACAATTTAGAATATCATTATTCCAACAAATCCACCAAATCCTTTTTCATGGGAAAGGTGGGTATGATTATCATACTGTTTATAATATGCCTATCTGGCTTAGAAAGTTTACATTTTCTGAAATAGACAAATTTTATAAAGAAGAAAAGTCTGCTTATGAAAATGTCCAAAATGGGGGAAAAAATGTTAAAAATATGATTAACCCTGATGGTAAAATTAATACCCCGGATTTTGCTGCTGCCTCAAAAACATATAAAGGTAAAACAAGTTATAAGTAGTAATATTTATAATAAAACATTTATATGGCGGATGATTTAAATAAAATAAAAAAGCAAGTAGCAGAACTTTTAAAAAGTAATAAACTTACTAAAGAATCTTCTGACTATTATAAACAAATATCCGCCTCATTAGATAAATCTGGGGCTACTTTAGGTAGCTGGCAAAGAACACTTAGATCTATTAATGATGAGTTGGATACAACTTCAGACAACTTAAGTTATATAGCAACGGCCTTTAAAGAATCTGTCCAAGAACTTCAGAAAGGAAATGTTGCTATTAACCAACAAAAATCTTCATTAAATAAGTTATCTAACATAGCAAGAGATTTAAGGGACATAAGACAAGGAGAAAAGGAATTTACTACTGACACTCTAAAGAAACTCCAAGAGAAGGCTAAAACAGAAAAGTCTAATTTAGAAATAGCAAGAAACTTATTAATATCACAAGGTAAAAGTACCCAAGCAATAGAATCCCAAATAAATGATGCTAATTTACTATTAAAAGAGTATAAAAATATTGAAGACGTTAATAATAAAATTAACAAAGAATTTGGGATTTCTTCTGGTTTAGTAAAAGGATTAGGGGCTGCTTTAAAGAAAGCAGGTTTTGGAGATTTCTCTTCCTCTATTAATGAGGCTTCAATGGCAACATCAATGATGGGTCAAAAAGCAGCTCAGTTAGGTAAACCTTTTAATGCTAATGCTACATTTGCAAAAAATTTAACTTCAAACCTTTCAAAATCAATTACCCCATTAAAAATATTTGAAGTTACTGTAGGTTTAATTGTAAAAAGCTTTATGGCTTTAGACAAAATGACTGGGGATTTAGCTAAAAATTTAGGGATTAGTTATAATCAAAGCAGAAATTTAAATAAAGAATTTACTTCTATCTCTCAGAATTCAGATAATATTTTTATTACTACTAAAAACTTAAATGAAAGTTATGGGCAATTAGCAGATCGTTTTTCTGTTACAGCTGGGTTTAGTAATGAGACATTAAAAACACAATTAGAATTAACAAAACAAGCAGGATATCAAGCTGATTCAGCAGCAGAACTTGCTAAATTATCTCTTTTAACTGGGGAGTCTACTGATGATATACTTACTAATGCTTTAGGTACCGCAGCAGCATTTAATGGGCAAAATAAACTAGCACTTAATGAGAAAAAAATTGTAGAAGATATAGCAAAATCTTCCTCATCTATTCAGTTAAGTATGGGTAATTCAACAACTGAATTAGTAAAAGCAGCAATTAATGCTAAAAAGTTTGGGATGGAATTATCCCAAGTAGATGCTTTAGCAAGTAGTTTACTTGATTTTGAATCCTCTATTTCGAATGAATTAGAAGCAGAGGTTTTATTGGGTAAAAATATTAATTTAGAAAAAGCAAGACAAGCAGCATTAAATAATGATTTAGCAACAGTAGCAGAAGAAATTGCTAAACAAGCTGGTTCTGCAGCTGAGTTTACAGCTATGAATAGAATACAGCAGGAAGCATTAGCAAAAGCTGTGGGTTTAAGTAGAGATGATTTAGCAAAATCTTTACAAGAACGAGAGGCGTTAGCTAAATTAGGTACTGATGCAACAACTTCTCAAGAAGCTTATAATAAATTACTTAGTCAAGGTTTATCACAAGAACAAATAGCAGCCCAATTAGGAGATGAAAAATTAGCAGATCAGTTACAAGCTAATAATATACAAGAAAGATTTAATCAATCTATTCAAAAGGCCCAAGAAATTTTTGTTAATATAGCATCTGTAATATCCCCTTTTATATCAGGTTTGGCTACAGGAATTGAATATGTAGCAGTAATGATAAATAAATTCCAAACATTATTAAAAATAATTGGAGGGATTTATGCTACAAATAAACTTATTAATGGTTTATCATTAATAGCAGCAGGAATACAAGAAAGAAGGCTAGCGGCTAAAAGTTTAGAACTTGGTTTAGGAGGTCAAATATTAGCTATGTTAGGTCTCCAAAACGCTGCTATAGAATTTCAATTAATACAAGAAAGAGCAAGTAATTTTTTAAAAGGGGTAGGTCTTGCTATTGAAAATAGTAAATTAGCATCCATTATTGCTCAAGGGTTTGGTGTAGTTAAAAATATAGCTAAAGAAGGGGTATTATTAGGAATAAAAGTAGCACAAGCAGCAGCTGCTTTAGTAGGAGTATCAGCTTCAACTTTAGGTATAGGAACAGTAGTTGCACTTGCG